ATTCTTGCCTGTGCTGCCTTCTTTCTTGCTTCTTTTGCTGCTGCTGCCTGTGCAGATGCAGCAGAACCTCTCTCTTGAGTTGGTTGTTGTTCTCTGGTTGAGCGTTGTCTTTGCTGACCAATATCCTTTCTTGGTTTGTATTCTACAGGTTCAGTCTTTCCTCCTCCTACAGCACGCATCCTACGTCTTTCTGGAGTAGTTTTTTTCCTTTCTGCCCCAATACGACCACCCTCACCAGACTTTCTAATCTGAGATCTTCCTGCTACTTCAGGATCATATGCCTCATTTCTTGCAGGTGGTAATGCTTTTTGTGCCTCTGGTTTTTTGGCGGGTGGTAATGCTTTTTGTGCACTTGGTTTCTTATCAGTTACATCTCTAACCGTCACCTTTTTAATATCAGATGCCGCTGGTTTCTTTGCAGCAGGTAATGCTGGTCTCTCTGGTGCAGGTCTCTTTGCTTCTGGTTTCTTTACTTCTGGTCTCTTTACTTCTGGTTTTGTTGCCTCTGGTTTCTTTGCAACGGGAACCTCTTTCTTTGCAGGTCTTTCTTTAATTTTATCAACAACTCTTTGACCTGCTGACTTAACTTTCTTTCCAGTATCTTTTTCTGCACCTTTTGTTTTAGCGCCAGCACCTTTTACAGCACCAAGAACTTTCTTAGCAGTCTTTCCTTCACCCTTTTTATCTGTAACCTTCTTATCTTCACCACTACTATCTTTTGCAGAGAATGCTGCTTTATGTGCTGCCATTCTTTTTTCAGTGAAGTCTGGGTCTCCTCCGTCAGAATACGCTGAAAATGCTTCTACTTGATACTGGTGAAAGGTTTTCATTCTCTAGACTTACTCTATCAATTTATTTATTACCTTTTAGTTTAGCAATAAAGTTCTTAGCAGACTCAAAGTTTCTACAGTATTTGATTACACTGCCGTGCTGAATGATTGCTAGTTGTGTCTTGCTACCCACCACAGGTATAGCAGCAATCATATCCTCATCATTCCAGTTCTTACCTATAATGAATCCAGGTGATCCTGGTTTAGCATCAAGAATCGTAGGATGTTCAAACTGAAGATACTTCATATCGTTGACCTATTTTATACTTTGATAAAAACCCGTGATTTGGTTGCAGCGAATGACCCATAGCACTCTCACAAGTAGAATTGCAGAAAAATCAGGGTTTGCTCCAGTGACCGACAGGGGTTCTGGAGCATTACTTGCGCACCACACTGATGGCAGGTTCACCCTTCTCAAACACGGTATCTACAACTGCTTGAACACTCTTTGCAGTACTGATGCCCACTTTGTCATACACAGGCACACAAACAAGACCGAACTGTTTGTCCATACCACCCAGTCGAATAACCCGACCGATAGTCTGACTGATGCCAATGTAATCCATATTGCGCATAAACAATACTGCCTCAAGACCGCTCACATTGATACCCTCAGCAAGGATACTGTGGTGCATCACAACAAACTTCTTGCCAACTTCTTTGCCCCAAGCATTAAGAGTCTCGAAGAAAGTTTCACGGTCAACCTTCTTGCCGTTGATGATTGCACCAGTCTTAGATGTAATATACATCCAAGAATAACCACGCTGTTGCAGTTGAACACAGAAGTCAGATTCGGACACCAACTTCACAATCTGCTTGGTAGAACGAGCACAGATAAGAATCTTGTTCAAAGAGTTCTCATCAATAGTCTCCATCATATTGCTAGCATCACGCTCTGCAATCATCTGCTTGTCTTGAACCATCTCCAGTTGTTTCACAACAACCTTAGGGGGCAAGATGTAACCCTCTTTGACCATCTGAGTGGCAGGGACTTGTGCAATCACCTGACCATAGACCTCAGGCATATTCATACCTGGTTTAGAAATAGTCAGAGAATGCTTCGGGGTAGCAGTAAAGAAGTAGGACCGTTTTGCCTCTGCACTGAAGTGCTCAACAGCAGGAAAGAAGTGCCGTTGAACACTGTTATGTGCCTCATCAAAGTAGACAGTATCAACCTTGATTCCTGCCTCTTGAATACGATGCAGGGAGTGATAGGTAGTAAAGATCAACTGGTGCACATTGAGTGCCTTGCAGACAACATCGTGCGACCTGATTTGATCTACCTTAGTGGTGCTGAAGTGATGAGTTTCACCACTGTGAACGTGCATCACTTCGACATTATCAATGTGCTCAAGATACTCGGAAGAGAGTTGCTCAGCAAGCAAAATGCGAGGAGCAACAACTACAATAGTCTTGTGAGTATCAGAAGCAAACTGTTTGACAGCATCCATAATGCCGACCAATGTTTTACCCGCACCAGTCGGGTAGATCACTTGCCCTTTGTTGTATTTTGCAAGGGCACTGACACCTTTCTGCTGATGTGGACGCAACTTGATCATCAAACTCACTCTTTACAATATAAAAACAGTTTGGGGGCAAGTAACAATAATGCCCCCAGATATTATATCACTATTCCTCTTCTTTCTTCTTACCTGCTTGCGAAGGACCAACCCAGACGCGACCTTCTGCATACCAAGTTTTAACCTGAGCACGACGAAGTTCCAGCAGTTGGGCATAACGCTGCTTCTGCTCAGAAGTCCAAACCAGGTTCTGATGACGGATGACCTGAGTTTTCAGGTCCAGCATTTCTTGAACGATAGACATAATGATGTGTGTCTCTACACTAGAGTAACAATTTGGAGGCAAGCAATTTTAACTGCCTGCGATTTTAACACTTTGATATTATCTTGGTATTCTCTGAATACCAATAACCTAGGAGCAGATCTCTCTAGGTGTGGAGGAAGTTGTAGAACGCAATACTGCTCACAAATAAAGTCAACAACACCTTCGTGACCCCTATATTCTACAAGGTCTCCCTCATTTAGTTTCATACAAATGCTGCCTCCAATGGGTTCAACTTAATGGGCATAGATGTATATGGAGTTGTATTATTTACGTCTACCTGATTACCTTGCTTGGTTGCATTGATAGGCGCGTAATAGCATCGCTTTTTTGTATCGTAGAATCCCCAGATACAATGACATTCATTATGATCATTGTAGACAAACCCACGCTCATATACAGTCCAAATTGATACCACATTACTTTTAAATTGTAATGTCTCATATCTATATCCTTTTGGTGGTTGATGGGGAAAGTCATCAGGCAGTCCAATCATTTAGATTCTTTAATGTCTTGCAGTTTGAAAATCAATCCTTTGAGATTCTCAATCTCTTTGTTTTTTGATTCGATTGTTTCCTCCAGATGCTTAATAGTTGTCTGGAGGTTAATTAACAATGTTTCTGTTGACTGTGGTGTCATAAAAGTTAGGTGAGAAAAGAGGCAATAATCTTAGAATCCAAATCCTCAGTAATCTCGTATTTATCACCCTTAACAATATTCTCCCTCAGATGACCATAGTGTTCTGGGTATTGTTCATCATCAGCATCAGTGATTAGGTCAAAACATTCTTCATCACTTTCTGCAATTACATTCCACACACCGCCATACTCCGACTGTGGAAATGGAACAAAGTGATCTACAATGTAAAGAAATTTAGTCATTGACCTCTGTAAGTGATTTGTCTACTGTATCAGATTTTGGTGATGGTGTCAAGAGATTCAGTTGCCGCTGATATTCATACTTTAGCGGCAACAGATGTGAGGTAAGAAATCCAGTGTATTGAAGACCCTGAGATAACTCAAGCAGGTTTTCAATTTGCATTAAAGCAAGAATGATTTTCTCTTTCTGATTCACACAAATTCCTCTAGGTAATACTCTACAGTTACACCAATCTTTTCTGCTTCTATGTGGCAGACTTCCATAAAAAGTTCGAACTCTTCTGTGTTCATATTTTGTAGGGTTTCGTCAGTCATTGGAACTTACCATTAGTAAAGTTTGCAAAGGAGAATTGAGTGCGATCAACTAACTTAATCATACCATACTTGTTGGTCATTACAAAACCTTCTTGATTGACTTGCTCTTCGCCAACATATGCTTTCGGGCAGTTATAGACGATCATATCTTCAATCAGACTCTCTTTGATCTCAATAACCAACTGATACAGATTGGCAAGATAGTTACAACCAAGAATGTGAGTCAGAATCTCGTCAGTTAGTTCTTCACCAGCACGAATCACGGCATTGATACACTGCTTTGCCTCTTTTGCCTCCTTATTGGTCAGAAACTTAACGTTATCAGTTCCAACCTTCATAGAAGAAACACTTGGCACAACACGATCAACAGTAGGTTGAACAAAGTAACACCTCTTGGTGCCAATCAGTTCACCCTCAAGTGGGTGTGCCTCCATTTGATTGAGAATATCACCCGTATAATAGGTGTGTGGGGCAATAATAATGTGCTCCTCAATCTTCTCTGCAAACTTATAGGTCAGAGTGTTGGGCATATAGGTGTCACTGCCACCGAAACCAATGAAGTCGCCTTGATAAACGCCTTCAGTGTTAGGCAGACACTCGTAGCAAGCACACAGAATCTCAATCAGATTTGCTTGAGTCTCAATATCATAATGAGTGAAGATATCCTCAATGGTATAGCAAATCTTGATCTTCTTTTTGTTGAACACGCTCTTGGTGCCAACAAATGCTTTGCCGTTCTCAGGGTTCACACCCCAGACAATAGCAGGTGCACCGTCAATCTTTACAGAAATATTGCTGTCACGTTCATACAGACAATCAAAAACCCCGAGATCACCAGTGAGAATGGTGTCTTCAGGGTGCTCAAGGTGAGTTAGGGGCATAACGAAGTCTCTTTCAACTATGAAACACTTTAGAGGCAAGTAACATTATCAATCATCATATACTCGGCATTCGAGTGCATCAGGGTTTGCATCACAATATAATTCAAGGGGAGTGGGATCGTGACTATCTTCTGGGTGACGCTCTTTATAGTCCTCTAGATCGTGAAGTTCACCTTCAATGTGACGCCTCTGTTGTGGAGAAATCGTGGGATCTTCTAGAATTTTCTTATCCTTATCAATGTGTTGATTGATGTTTTCCATTGCTTTGTAACAAGATAAACTTATTTATTGAGGGGTGTTTGATTGCTTACCCTCTAAACTTCGCACCATTAGTTCAGTAAACTTCTCCATTTTATGGGCAGAAACTGTGTGTGGTGCATAGGTAATTGCATCTTTTAGGGCAATTAATTCGTTCCACTCTTCTTCATTAAGAGTAGAAGAACTCGCTTTTGGCAGAGACATACGAGTGATGAAATGATATATCTAATTATACTATAAATGTTAGGATATCAAGATAACTTAATATTTAATTTAGATTTGAGAGATCTTTCTTTACAGATTCATTCAGTCATCAGCAAGGTGATCAGCACATTGAAGAGTGTCACAAGGAGGACATTCTTTCTTAATATGATAAGCATCAATGGCACTTTCAAGTGCTTCTGTTACATTTTCCTTGAAAGAACGATAAGGAATGAAAACATCATCATCCTCAGTCTTATAGTCCTGGTGTGTCTCTTTGAACTTACGATCTACATCATACAGGAGATTTGTTACGATGTCATTGATAACTTCAATAGACTTTGGTGTGAGTGAGTGCCACTCAAAACCAGGGAACATATCATCCTTGACACGATCTAGAAGTGCTTTCTTACAATGCCATTGACTATCAAAGATTTGAGTAAATGCTTCCCAATCATGTTGGGATTTGAAATGTGGAATGCTCATTATGCTACTCCGTTTGCGCTATCTTCAACTGTGCCCATAGGACCTTTTTTATTATTCATAAGACGCTCAACCTCAGCATCACGCTCTTTCCACTCCTGGTATTTCTTATCCAGGTCCTCATCCATGGTGAGTTCATACTCTTTGCACACCTTACGTTGGTCTTCTTCACGCACACAGTCATTGAATACCAATGACATAGCAGCAGAGCGAATAGATGCGGGATCCATGCCTACACATAGCATGAATTTCTCAAATAACTTGAAATACTGCTTGCAATTAAGATCTGCTGCTGGTGCAGTGATCTTGTAATGCTCTTCAGGAATGTAATCATCATCAGTCCAGGATGATGTACCATATGTGGGAGTGAAAGTAGCATCAAACTTAAATTGTACTTCTGCTTCGTAAGTCATGTTCATCTCTCATCACAATTCTTGTAAAAAATGCCATTCACATAACAAGATTTGCCAGGTTCATAGAATTTTACTACGTTTGCTCTGGGGTTGTCAAGCACGCATGTGTCACCTTGTCCAGTGGACAAACCCTCTGCACAAGCAGCAACAATCAGAGGTGCCAGCAATTTAAGGGTGTACATTAGCGATTCCTATCGGTACCCCAATAATACTTAGACTTTTCAAGGTCAAGTTGTGCACGTTTGTTATAGTATTCTGCCTCACGCAGATTGTACTCACGACACTTCTCTTTGTCTTGAGCAGCATCACACATTGCATTCAGTTCTTCTTCAGAGTATTGATCTCCTGGAAAGTTGCTAGTGCGGTCTTTAGTTAAAAGATTATTGGCAAGTCCATATTCTAGATCACTATGTCCCCAAGGACGCATACCATCATCTTTTACTTCTTCTGGATAATAATTTTCCTCCCAGAAGTCATTCCATTCTGAAGTATCACCAAGAGTGATGTTTCCCTCATCACCAAAGTCAACTTCACGATGACCTTTCAAAAGAGAAAGTAGTTCTACACTCTTAGTGTAATACTTTTTGTGATACTCTACACTCTCATTCACACACTTCAGAATGGTTTCATAAATGTCTTGTGGTGTGAGATCTTCACAATTCACAGCATCATTGACCCAGTTGTCAAGTTGTTCAAGAGAATACTTCTTGTAGGAGAAGTCAGAAGAATGTGGGTTGGTGGAGGTCATTTGTTGTACTTCAAAGATTCAATAATGTTTTCGAGTTCATAGATGTCATTGATGAATCCAATGTTCTCATCTTCTAAGATGCTAACACGTTTTTCCAGATGGTCAAGGCGTGCTGTTAGGGTTTGAAAATCGTCTGGAACGTCATATAAAAGATATCCCTCAATTAGAAACTCTTTTACCTTCTGCTTTAACTTCTTGAACATAGGATTCGTATCTCATGAATCGCCACAGGGACGGTGTTACACCAAGGCTATCACAACATCTCAAATATGACAAGTATTCGAACCATGGTGCAGTTGGATCAGTGTCACTCATTGACTTTATGGAGTAGAAAGGAACCATCTCCTTGGTCTACCCATTCTATCACATCATCCACTCCCCAGTTGAGTTCCTTTAACATTTCTTCAGGGAGTTCGATCATGCCATTGGCATCAATCTCTACTGTGGTTGATACCATATCATTTGCCTCCCAAACTAAAGGACTTTAAGTGCTCTGTTTTTGCTTCGTTCGCATACAGAGCAATAGGATACATTTTGTCTAAAACTAGAGCAAGGTCTTGGTATTCTCCTGCATATTGTAGAGAGTCAGGAGAAAGATTGTCTTGATACTTGCGGAGAGCATTGAAGATTACTGTTACTTCGTGGTCTGTGAAATCATTCATTTTCCTTTTTGCAATGACCGTATTCTATAATGATTTGCTTGTGAGAATGAGTGCGATCAGTAACTTCTTTCTGGATAATTTTATAATTTCCCAGATCTTTTGCAAACTGGTGAAGACGATACCAAGATAGATGCTCTTCCATTGTTATTCAAATGCAGGGTTGATATCCTTGAAAGGAATTTTATTCTTGTATGTATCAAGTCGCTGATGATACATTATTTCAGCAGGGATACCATGATGACCCATATGCATTCTATAACAATCCTCTAGTCTCAGATTGTCCTTGTCCTTTATAGAATCAAGGAGGGTAAATTCTTCGCAATATTTGACAATAGGAGGAGGAACTTCTATTTGCTTCCAGGTGATGGGTTCCTCAATAAAAATAGGAATCATTTTGGCGAATGGCACTCTTCACTGTTCGACCAAAAATCTTCCCAGTCTTCTTCCGTTGCAATAGTTACGTTATTATTTATATTTTTTTGTTCTACTTCAGTTCTGTCTTTGAACTTTTCTTGCTGTTCAGTCATGATTTCACTTTTGATTGTAAGCAAAGTCTTCATCATTGCTTCTAAAGTATCCATAGGAATCCATGCAGGTTCCTCATCAGCAAATTGAACATACACCTCAGTAATAGATTTTTCTTGAGAAAGACTAAAGGTAGTTCTTGTATTCTTTACAAACGAAATAGGATTGGTAATCATAATTTGTCAGGGCACTTGGTAACAACTTGAGCAATTGCTTGCACTTCAATGTTAGACGAATTTGAGATAATTTTTCGCACATTATCTCCACCATACTTATCATTAGCAGCGCTGTATGCCAACAACACGGACTGTAGAACTTCTCTACCGTCATTACGATGCTTACAGAAGTCTACTGCCACAGTGGACAATAATGTGGATAAAGTTAGTTCAATCATTTTTCAATTCGTCTTCATACTGTTTCATTAGTTTGTTCAGTTTTCTATTCAGTCTCCAAGTAGTGATAGGATTCTTTGGATGATAAACAATTAGATAATAAAATCGTCTAATTTCTAACCACAATTGTTGAATCTTAAGATTAATCCAAGCCCCAACATTAGGGTCTTCATTGATTATCCAAGCAACAATAATGAATACAATTAAGAGTGAATAGAGATAGGTGTTCATGAGAACTCCTCAACTCTCCTTTTCTTCAAATACTCAAGAATCTCCTCACGCCATTCAAGAAGTTCATAAAAACACTTCTGATTGTGAGCACAATTGCGTAACTCGTGATCAGGTTTCAGAACACTCTCTACAAATAGAGTTAATGCTCTTTCCCTCTTTTCACTCTTGTCCATCAAACCCTCCCAGTTGTTCTATTTAACCAGTGCCCAATGCGGGTCATTATCTTTTTTAATCCAGAAGTGGTAACGTCCACTGATAGAAGTCAAGAACATCATCTCATCTTGCTCTTGTTCTACTTTACAAGAATGAAGATTGTCCATTAGGTTACAGAACCTGTTCTTTGCTTTGTTGGTCTTAGGAGAGACACAAACAAATTTGGTCTTGGTGTTCATAATGTCTTTAAGAACTTAGATTTTGATCTTTAACGGCGACAAACCTAGTCTACAGAGTATTCTGAGACTTGTCAAGGTATGTCAGGAAATCTTCATAAAGAAGAGATTCCATAAGTCTTGCTTCAATCTCCCAGGGTTGGTCTTCATACTCAGTCTCTGTATGATCCACACCCTTCCAGTATTGCTTAGCACCCTTTTCTTTTAGGGTTCCTTGAACACTCTGAAGCATATGCCACAACTCGTGACAAAGAACGTGAACATATTCATCAATGTTGAGACCATTGTGAACTTCAATTAAAAAATCTCGGGGTCTAGAAGGTGCATCAGTAAAAGAACACCACCCGTGAACACCCTCTCTCAAAAGACCTCTATTAAGCACTGTGAGAGAAATATGATGTCTAGGTAGGTAAGTATCCTTGAACCAGGTTACAACCTGCTTGCAGACCCTCCTGTGCCCCTTTCCTGCAATCTCTAGGTAAAGCATCAGAACTGCACCAAGTGTTGAAAGACTCTAGTCCCCCAGTTCATAAAGACCACGAAGGATGTAACAAAGAGTAATTTGTCCAGGCGGGTCATTGAGGGGAAGCAACTGTAGATACTATAAGACCCCACCATTGCTGGTGAGGTCTCTAGTGGACGGTTTGTCAAGTGTCTCAAATGATCCATTAGTTGTATAAGAAATTTTTTGATTTATCTTTTTTATTTGCAGGAACAATTTTATAATCAATATTAAATGTCTGACGAATACCTTTTGTTTGTGGATAAGTACCGTGCAGTAGCCAATTTGGAAAGATTAAAAGTTTTCCGACTTCTGGATTGATATCTAAAATAGGAGTGTTTTCATAATAATATGGATTTTTTGGTCCTACATGAGTAACTAAGAAAATATTATTTTCTGGTTCATCTTCTATATTTGTTTCTGGAACTTCCAAGTAAACAAGAGTAGAAATTCCATCAAAAATTCCTTTATTGTGATAATGCACAGTATGATATGAATTCTCTTCTCCAATCACACTCCATGCATTCATATTATTTAAATCAATATCTTCCCTTTTCTCTCCATCAAATAAATTTGCTACTTTAATTCGATTTAAAATTTGATTTTTATATTCTTTTTCAAATTCATAAAATTTTGAATCTTTTACAAAAAAATCATTTTTTTGGTCAATTAACCAATATTGCTCTGAATTTTTTCCTGTGGTACTGTATCCTTCTTTATTTTTATAAAGATTATTCAAATTATCTTGAATAATAGTTTTTATTTCTTTGACAAGATTACTATCAAGATAATCATCAATAATCCAAGAACTTTTATTCTCAAATACTCTCATAATTGATATTAATGACGCAACGAGGATGATCTGTTGATGTTACAGAATGATGCTCAATTGAACCATCAAACAATAACATTCTATTTTGTAAGCAATTCACTTTAGCAGTATCTTTCAGAATTGTAAACCCATTACAAGTTGTTACATAAAATAATGCAACAGTATGTGGTGCATTTCTATCAGTATGAAACTCATGATAGATATGTTCTTTTGTTGGTACTAAAAGATTTGCACGTACAACAAAAAGTTTCTTAACTTTCAACTCATTGATAATTGGTTTAATAATTGAATAATACTTATCAAATCTCAATCCATTATCTGAAGAATATAAAGGATGATTGTACATCCAATCATGTTCTTCATATCCTGTTGGACCTAGATCAGGATCTCGAACAATACCTTTATGATAATTCCATGAAAAGTTATTTGGATTATTTAAATCTTGAGGAAAGAATGTATTTGTTATATTCAAAAAATCTTCCTGTGGAAGAAAATTATCTATAATTTTATGCATAACATTTTATCTCTTGATATTCTGATTCGTATTTCTCATTAATTTCTTTTTTGATTTTTGCTCTAATGTCATTAGTGGTGTAAACACTTCTTGCAAGAGGGATAAAATTGTCACCAAAGACAAAAACTTTATCATCTGTTTGTTGTTTTTCTATTAATCTTAACTCGTCTTCAATATCCCATAATTTTTTATTGACTTCTAAAAGTTGATTTAAAAAGTCCTGATTGTAAACCTCATTTTCTTTTGCAATTTGAATAAGATGTTCTCTTTCCTTAATTACATAAGGATTATCTGTGAACTGAGATTTGATTTGGAGAATTGAAATCTTATCTAAAAGTTCTCCAACAGAAATAGGTGTTGTGATTTTCAATTGTATGATACTCCTTTAACTTCTTTAATTTGTTTAGGTTTATTCACTATTACTTTTGAGTGATTGTCACCTTCAATTTTTTGAATAATTTCTTGATATGCACTTTCAATTTCTTCTGAAGTAAATTGAACTCTTCTCTCGTTCAATCTTGCTGCCATATGAGATTGAAAACCAGAAATTCTCATACTGTCTGGTTGAAACGGCACATCTCTTTCAATAATATGAAACTTGTCATATGTAGTGTTAATTGGATGAGTTCCTGCAATCATCACTGATGCTGGTTTATTAAATGCTCTTCTCATATGCTGCCCACAAGAATCACACCCAATAAAATAATCTGCTGCTTCAATAATTGCCATCCACTCTCTCATTCCAGGATCTGGATCTGGTTTATAAGTTTTTGTATTATAAAACTCCTTTGCTCCCATAAAAATTAAATTATACTTATCAGAAAGATTTTTGATAAAATAATCAATCATATTCATTGGCATTGAACGATGACT